TTGAACAGGCAGAGCGCAAGGATAATGCTACAGCCGTAGAGTTCCTGACTAAGCTGTCTCGCCTAAGTGCGGTCTCTGTTTATCTGGATAGCTTCGTGGCTGGTATTAAGCGGGGTACTCGCGCAAGCGGGTTCCTCCATGCAAACTTCAATCAGTGCATTGCCTCTACGGGTAGACTGTCGAGTGGCGGCGGTATGTCTTTGAACTTACAGAACCAGCCTAAGAGAGGTTTTCCAGTTCGTAAGTGCTTTGTCAGTAGGTTCCCAAACGGTCTCTTGATCGAAAGTGACTACTCCGCGCTTGAATTTAGAACGGCGTGTGAGTTGTCGAGAGACAGTCAAGGCTTAGCAGACGTACTAGAAGGCAAGGACATACACAGGCAGACAGCAAGTATCTGTCTACAGAAGCCGCCTAACGAAGTCAGCAAGGATGAGCGTCAAGGTCACAAGTGGGCCAGCTTTCAGCCACTATTTGGAGGCACTGGAGCCGGTCAACCAGAGCATATAAAGGCATACTTCAGCCGTTTTTATGAGATTTATGAGGGCATATATGGCTGGCATCAGTCACTAATGAATGGCACCTTAAAAGATGGCACAGTAACCACACCTAGCGGGCGTCAGTATTTCTGGCCGAATGTCACTAGAACCAAAGCAGACAGAGTATCGAATGCCACTCAGATACTTAATTATCCAGTACAAGGCTTCAGTGCAGACTTAGTTCAATTAGCTTGTATCAGGGCGTTTAGGCTGTTTAAGGAGAGAAAACTACAATCAAAACTGATACTTACGGTACACGACAGTTTGGTGTCCGATACACATCCTGATGAGGTGGATCAGGTCAGAGAAGTTCTTACAGAGGCCATGACTAAGGTCAGCGAAGAGTCAAAAGAGCGGTTTGGCTACTCCCTTGTTGTGCCACTCGACATAGAAATAAGTCGCGGTAAAAACTGGCTAGATCAGGAAGAATATGTTTGATTACCGCGCTTAACTAATGTATAATGTAAGTTCACTTTTGAGGAAATAAGTATGACTGACTTAGTACTGCAAGATAACAGCTTAACGATTGAAGAAATTAGCGCACAATTGGGTGCTGCCTCTACATCATCAGGGCCGTCAATCCCTGCCGTAGGGATGAATTATGATGGTGAAATGGGTCCAATGGGTGCGTTCTACCTGAAGACCGGCCAAGACCAAGTCTACGCCACAGAGAACGTAAGGTTCAGGGCATTTAGTAACCACATCCAGTATCAGCACTGGGGTGATGACGGTCTAGTAAACAAATCCTTGCTGGTGAAAAATCAGCGTGAGGAAGCCTTTGATCAATTGGGCGGTATCATGTGTGGGATGCCTACTTATGAACAGTCTATTCAAATGTCTCCTCAAGAGAAGGAGAAGTACAAGGACATTGACCGTTACCGTATTATTAGAGGTATAATTAATTATACAGGCAAGACATCGGATGGCCGTGAGGTCACTATCGAAAACCAGCCCTGCCTAATGTCTCTAAAGCGTAAGAACTACGGACCCTTCTACCATGATGTGATGAAGAAGATGCCCCGTGGCATGAACCTCTGGGACTTTGAAAACATTCTATCCAAAGACACGCAAACAAACTCATACGGTAAGAAGTACTACGTCATGCACTTTGCTCCGCAGTTCGGCAGTCCAATTCCAATGGATCAACTAACTTACGACAGTCTGGCTCATATCAGTGGTTTAATTACCGCTGAAAATAAGAGGATTGCGGAAGGTTATAAAGAGGCGTGTATGCAAGTAGGTGATGAGGCTGAAGCTGCTCGAATTATGGATAAGGTTAATCCCTTAGAAGCGGATTACCGCGTATAATGGGCATAGTCGAAGGCATGTCAAACGAGGTGTATCACTCCCAGAGTGGTATATCCTCAACCGCTGTTAAGACGGTGTACAAAAAGTCTCTTGCCCATTGGAAGGGCGAGAGGCGCAAGCAGACATCTGCTTTCTCTATGGGGTCTGCCGTTCATGCTCTCCTTCTAGAAGAAGATCGTGACCTAGTAATTAAAGGTCCAAAGACTAGGGCGTCTAAAGGCTTTAAAGAGCTTGAGGAGAATGCTGAAGATGATCAGGTGGTGCTTACTGAAGTAGAGTATCACGTAGCACACCGCATGGCGCAGGAAACCCTGAAGAATGAGACCTGCCTAACTGCTCTACGGCATCAAAACCGTAAGAATGAGGTCTCTATATTTGCTGAGTGTGAGCGTACCGGCTTGATGCTTAAAACAAGGCCAGACCTCTACATACCTACAGAGGGTACAGTCTATGATGTTAAGACTACTCAAGATGCAAGCCCTACAGGGTTCGCGCAGGAGTGCTGGAAGTACAGTTACGATATACAGGCAGCATTCTACTTATACGTGTGCAACTTAGCTGGTATCTTAGTAGAACGCTTTCATTTCCTTGCAGTGGAAAAGGCTGCTCCATACGCCAGCCACATGCACGTAGTTAGTCCAGAACTACTAGCGAATGCTACGGAGCGTATGCATCGGACACTGGCTGTCATTAAGGATGCTAGTGATAAGGAAGATTTTGGTACTGGGTGGGGCGAGTATACAGTCCTAGACCTCCCGAAGTGGCTATAACCCCACAGAGTGCCAAAGCGAAGGGCCGAAGACATCAGCAATGGGTCAGAGATAAAATTCTCGCTCTCTTTCCCAAAGCACTCCTCCCAGATGATGTCAGAAGCACTTCTTCAGGCGCTGGCGGCGAAGACGTACAACTTAGTCCTGCCGCCAGACGCCTGTTCCCATACTCAGTAGAGTGCAAGGCATATAAATCATTCGCAATCTACAAGGTGATGGACCAAGCGACAGAAAACTGTCCGAAGGGTGCGGAGCCAATCGCCATTATTAAAGCTGATCGCCAGAAACCTCTGGCTGTCATGGACGCAGAACACTTCTTTAAATTGATTGGGAAAAATAGTGCCAAAAGTAAATCTACCCGAAAATAGTATTCATGTAATGCTCACCCTTGATCCTGACAGTGGCAGCATGACCCTGTCATCGCAGGGCAACATCCCTGAAGACTTAGATCCTGAATACGTGAAAGCCATGATGGATATATCCAACGGCCTCTGCATGATTTTGGAGAACGGTGTCGAGTACCTAGCCACAACCGGATCCATTCTAACTGCACTAGAAGAAGAGATGAGCGAAGAGGTTGTCTTTGAACCGGATGATGAGCTTCTGGATGCCGTGTCGGATGCCAAGATTATAGATTTTAGCAAGAAGGTGCATTGATGAACGCTCGCAGTAAAAAAATGACCTACGAAGATCATCTACGTGAACCCATTGATCAAGATCCAATGCCCATAATGGATGTGGTACATAAGCCGCCTCACTACAATAATGCGGGCATAGAGTGCATCGACGCTATGGAAGCTATGGTAGAGGGCGCTGATGTAGAGCCTCACGCCGCCTACTGTTGGCAGAATGCTTTTAAATATCTGTGGAGATGGCCTTACAAGTCTAAGCCTCTGGAAGACCTCAAGAAAGCTCGATGGTATCTGAACCGGTTGATTGAGGAGCTTGAAGAATGATCACTCAGGAAGATATCGACGCAGTGGCTGAACTAGCAGAGCCACTATCACAAGCTGGCTTACATAATATGCCAGATGACTGGGATAAACACAGACATCCCTCTCCTCTGGAAATGGTCTCTGACTTCGCATCCAGAATGGAGCAGCCACTGGGCGAGAAGTGGAAGTTCAGCAAGAAGCTGGAAGATTTTCGCTGGGATATGATTCAGGAAGAATACGGGGAAGCTTTTGATGAAAGCTGCAACGGAAATAACCCTGAAAACATGCTCAAGGAATTAGCTGACCTTGTCTACGTGATCTACGGATACGCAGCCACATACGGCTGGAACTTAGACAAGGCAGTTCGCCGTGTACACCGCTCCAATATGAGCAAGCTGGGCTTAGACGGCAAGCCCCTAAAAGGACCAGACGGCAAAGTGCAGAAGGGTCCAAATTATAAAAAACCAACGCTAACGGATCTTGTGGAGACCAATAATGAGTAACTTACTACCAACTGACTACCAAACCTTCATAGCAACCAGTCGCTATGCTAGGTGGCTTGAAGAAGAAGGCCGAAGAGAGACATGGTCTGAGACAGTATCTCGCTACATGGATAATATTGTGCGCCCTAAAGTAGGTGCGGAGTTTAATTCATCAGAAATAGAACAGGCCATCCTAAGCCTAGAAGTCATGCC